TGGTATTAGTTTCATATGCACATGATTACTTACTTGTAGAACCATCATCAAACGGATTCTTTGATGTGGGGTTATATGGACCTAGTACTGGTACTACATCATTCCGACCTCATATTGACTATACAGAGGTAGCTGCTGGATACTCTCACTTGCCACTAAATGTTGCAGCCGCTGATATTAACGAAGTCAATAATGTAGCATCAGCAGACATTCAGTCAATTATAGACGTTTAATTTGTAATGTTTTATATTTATATATAGTATGATAAAATTAATTGATATATTAACAGAGGGTGTTTATGACCCAGGAATATTCAAAGCAGTATTCACTGCAGGAGGTCCTGGTAGTGGAAAGTCATATGTTGCATCAACTCTATTTGGCATGCCAGAAAAAATGCCATTTGTATCTGCAAAAGGATTAAAGTCTGTTAATAGTGACAAGTATTTTGAAACATACTTAAAAATGAGTGGACTATCACAAGACATTGCAAAAATGAATCCAGCCGAATATGAACAAGCTATGGAAATAAGAAAGAAGAGTAAAAAGGTTAGAGATGCCGCTCTTAAAAATTATATCAACGGTCGACTTGGTTTACTTATTGATGGTACAGGAAAAGACTATGCAAAAATAGCAACACAAAAGAAAAGATTAGAATCTGTTGGCTATGATTGTTATATGGTATTTGTAAACACGGACCTTGAAGTTGCACTAAAGAGAAATCAAAGGCGTGAAAGAAAAGTGCCAACTGATGTTGTAAAGAAAGGTTGGTCAGACGTACAAAACAATCTTGGAAAATTTCAAAGTTTATTTGGTGCAAGCAACATGTTGATTGTTGATAATAGTGAATATAAAGAATTTGGAACGGCAGTTAAGCGTGGTGCCAATTCATTTACAAATAGACCTATACAAAATCCAATAGCAAAGGCATGGGTTAAAAAAGAACTGGAGTTAAGAAAATCATGAGCTTAGGTAAATGGATAGCTGAAGAGATTCTAACTGAAGAATCAAAAATAAAAAATATAGTTGCAATATACCCTGGTAGATTTCAACCAATGGGTAAACATCATGCACAAACATATAAGTGGCTACAGTCAAAATTCAAAGATGCATATGTTGCTACAAGCGGTAAAGTTGACCTTCCTAAGTCACCATTTAGTTTTGGTGAAAAGAAAAGGATAATAAATTCTCATGGAATATCCAAAGTAGTACAGGTAAAAAATCCATATCAGTCAAAAGAAATTTTAAGTAAGTATGACCCAAAAACAACAGCGGTTGTATTTATGGTTGGTAAAAAAGATGCACAAAGATTAGGTGGTAAATTTTTTAGACCCTGGAAAGGTACTGCTGAAGTTGGTTATGAAGAAGGTGCTTATACAATCATTGCTCCACATGTAAGTTTAAGTGTAAGCGGATATGGTGAAATGAGTGGTACAACAATAAGAACCGCTCTAGGTGATAAATCTCTAGATAAAAAAGATAAGACAAAATTATTTAAGGGTATTTTTGGCCACACAAAAAATTATGACTTAATAGTAAAAAAGCTTGAAGCCCTTAATGAAATAGTTGAAGGGTTTTTACATACTATAGATATTAAAGGTATACTATCTGAAAATTCTAAAACGGCAACTACAGGTGGAGATGTAGATGATGGTCCTAGATATTTTTATGGAAGTCAAAATTCATATAGAAAATCTACTGAAAAGATTGCAAAAAGATTAGGAATGGAAGTTCTGAATTATATTTCAGGTGAAGAGGAATTTTTTAACCACTACACAGCATTTCCTGATGGACCAACAGGTTCAGTATCATATTTTCCAACAGGAGTACCTGGTGCAATTTCAGGAACAAATGTGATGAAAGACTTAATTGGAAAACCTGCATATAAAAAATGGATGGAACGTATTACAAGTGTTGCTCAAATTTTAGGATATAAATTTTTAGACTTTTTAGATGCAGAAATTTCAATTCCAACAACAAAAAATGAACCAGCAAAAGAGGACAAGCCTCCATTAGACCTAAAGGAATCAATTAACCGTTCGCTATTGGTTGAAGGTGGAGCCTATGGCCACATGGCACATCCATTTGATGATAGAGGTTTAACATTTGGTGATTTCAAACAAATCATCGAATTATCATTACAAGGAAATTTAGATTTAGAAGAAGGTGCAACTGAAAAAACAGACGGCCAAAATTTATTTATATCATGGACAGATAAACTTGTGGCTGCAAGAAATACTGGTGATATAAAAAGAGGAGGCCAAGACTCACGGGCTATTGCAAAAAAGTTTGCTGGTAGAGGAAATATTGAAAAGGCATTTAATTATGCTATGCGTGATTTGTCAAAAGCCATTGGTAGTTTAAGTAAAGACCAAAAACAAAAAATATTTAACAATGGAAACAACTGGGTAAATATGGAAATAATGTACCCGGCATCTTCTAATGTAATTAATTATGATGCACCAAGATTACAGTTTCATAATGTATTGCAGTATAAAGATGGAAAAGCAATAGGTGCACTTTCAGACGGTGCAAGAGTTCTGGCCGGAATGATTCAACAAGTAAATCAAAATGTTCAAAAAAGTTTTAGTATAATTGGTCCTCAAATATTAAAGGTAAAGCCACACCAAGACTTTGGTAAAAGAAAGCCGTATTTTGTTGCAAAGCTAAGTAAACTAATGTCAAAATACAATATGAAGGATTCAAATACTTTTGGCGAATATCACCAAGCATGGTGGGAAGATTATGTTGAAAAAAGATTAGGTGCAGTTGATAATACTATAAAAATGGGATTGGTTAAGAGATGGGCGTTTTTTGATAAAGCATTTAGATTAAATAAGAAAACTATTGAAGATGAAAAAATGTTAGCAAAAGTAATTGACATTGATAAACAAAAACATGCTGACCAAGTTAAAAAGAATATGCTTCCATTTGAAACTCTGTTTTTTGAATTAGGTGCTGAGGTTCTAAAAAATGTAGAAGGGTTTCTAGCAGCTAATCCTGACAAAGCAGTTCAAAACATTAGAAAGCAAATAGCATCAGCTATAAAGTCCGTAAAGGCTGGTGGAGATATTAAAAAGTTAAATAGATTGGCACAACAATTAGATAAATTAAATTCAATAGGTGGTATGAAAGCTATTGTTCCAAGTGAAGGATTAGTATTTATTTATAAAGGTAAAACTTATAAATTAACAGGTGCATTTGCACCAATAAATCAAATCACTGGAATGATGACTTTTTAATCTATAACTTGATATTTATTAATAAAGCTGGAGAAAGTTATGCAGAAAGGAATTAGTGAAAGTAAGGTTCAACGAATGAGGAACCTTTTGACTAAAAAACATAATGCAAAAACAAAAATACAGACAGGTTACAACAAGAAAAATGTTATTAGAAAAGAAGGTGACATTTGGGAAGAAGGTGGTAAAACATGGACAATTAAAAATGGTATAACAAAAACAGTTTCAAAAATGTATCGTCTACGTGAAATCTGTAAAGTACCTCTTTTTTGTCCTAAAAGTGGAAAACCAATGAAAGGTCCAAATGACATTATTTTTTATAGACTATATGGAATGAGCTATGATTCATACATATATGAAAAAACAATGAAGAGGGTTGACAAAGAAGAATTTGTAAAAAACAATTTAGAAGAATGGAAAACTGATTCTCTTTCAGAACTAAATGATATTGAAAAATCATTTAATACCTATATTGAATCTTCAGATGTTTCTTACATAACTGAAACTGGTAAAATTGAAGATTGGCAAGGTGGAATAGATAAAAAGAAATTAAAAGATGACTTCTATGAAAAATTAGAAGTTGCAAGAAAAAATATACAGGACACAACTACTTTAGGAGGCTAAGATATGGAATTAACAAGACCACCGATTGATTCACCAAGTGGATCACTAACAACAACTGAAACTAGATATACATATTTGACAGGTAAATACAATTCAGTTGTCACATGTAGTGGAGCTGAACAACTGGACTTTACAGGTTCATCAGGTGTTAGTGCTTTAAGACCAACTGCAATTATGGTTGGAGGTACACAATTAGGAACAGCATCTTTTGCAGGAAATAATAGAGGTTCACAAGGTGAAATTGATTTATCTCTTTTAACTGATGGTGTTGTTTATGAATTTGGTATTAATAAAGTTGTAACTCAAACTGGTATATGCTACGTATTAGGTAGGTCAAATATACAAGATTAATATTTGGTAGAATAAAATGGCAAGATTAACAAACACCGACTTACATAATAATATAAAACTTGTTCAACAAGATTTAGAATATGTAAAAACAAATCAGGAAAAAATGCAAAAAGATTTGTCAATGATTAAAGAAAGACTCTTAAATCCAGACAGCGGTGTTACTGCTCGTGTCAATAAAAATACAGATTTTAGAATTAAAGCCCAAAGAACATTATGGTCAATATGGATTGCTCTATTGGGTATTATAGGCAAAATGATTTTTTGGGATTAAACTATGAAAGCAAAAATAAGACAAATAATTAGAGAAGAAATTCTTAAAGTGATCACTGAATCACAAGTAAATGAAATATCTGCAGGCCAAGGACTTAATGATGTAGTTAAAGGAAGAACCTCTGCTATTGAAGGAATTAAGATGTCAAAGGCAATGGCTGAAGCTATATTATATTGGATTAGAACTTCACCATTTGGTAGAAAATATGGCAAGCAAATTATGAAAGGTAGAATTCATTCTTTACTTAAACCTGCAAATGCATTTGGTGTTGAAAGAGGAATGGATACTAAAACCAAAAAAGAATGGAAAGCCATCATGTCTAAACTCAAAGAGTCAAAACTAGCCAAACTAAAGGTGGAGTCAAAACAACCACTTAATGAAAAATTTGCTTCTAAAAAAATTACAGACATGTTTAATAAAATTACTGGTGGTAGATATGCATCCGATAGAAAATTCTGGGGTGCTTCATCAAAAGCATACAACATTGAGTGGGACAAAGTAACGGATGACATGGTATCTGGACCAACACCTAGAATGACAAGAAAAGGCCTGGAATTTATTCTTGCAGCTGAAGACATGGATGTACGTGGTACTGGCCGATATGATTATCCTCGAAGTATAAAGAAAGGTCAAATACTTAGTGCTGCATATAACGGTAAGGCAATATATTTTGGAAGAAGTGGTGTAACAACTGGTGCTGCATCAGCTGGAACATATCCTGACTACGTAGGACTTAATGTAATGGGATTCAAAAATTCAGACCAAATTATCAAAAAACTTAAAGGTCGTGTTGAGGTATACCAAGTAGATACAGATAAAGCTAGTGGTGCTGGGGCTAAACGACAATCTAGGTCAGCTGCAAGAGCAGGTGCAACTGCACTTATGGACTTCAATGTAATTAGAAGAAACAACCAAGCAAGATACGAAAAGGCACTAACTGATAGATTGGCTAAATCAAGTCCAGTTGACCAGGCTTGGAAAATGTTAGAGGCAACTCAAAAAATGATAAATGATGCATTAAAGAGAGACCTTGCTATGCTGAAAAAGGGAAAGGCTAAAGATAGCTGGAGAAGTGCAAGTAGCATAATACAGAATGCATATGAGCGAATGACAAGGTCAATAACAAATATATTGAGTAGTGAAAATGCTGCTATTAAGGGTGCAGAAAAAGATAAAGCAAATAAGTTAAAGTCGGGTGATAAATCATCATGGAGTGAAGAGAAATATTATTTGGACAGAATTATTGAAGAAGCTAGAAAAATTCAGAAAGAATTTAAAGAAATGAAAGCAGCAATATCTAGAATTAATAAAGATAGGGAATATTTTGACGTAGTGAGATAATATTATGAATCTTAGAAAAATTATACAAGAAGAGGTTGCAAAAATAAATGAGGCAATGATGACCAAAAAATTTATGAAAGCAACTGAAGAACTTCAAAAAGTACAACTTCGTAGGCAAGAGCTTAAAAAGAAATTTGTTGCAGAAACTGAACCTTCACTAAAGGAAAAACTAAAGCAACAACTTATTAAGATTCATAAAGAAGTACAAAAGGCAGAAGCAAAGTTTAATAGTGCAATAATGAGTGAGCCTATTGACCTTGATGAAAAATACACTGAAGCTGTTATTGAAGAAGGCAAATTAAATGAAATTCCAAAAGGTGCAGCAAAGGGAAAGGGTGGTACAACACCAGCACCAATAAATCGATGGTGGGAAAACGACAAAAGACAATTAATGAGTATTGTATATCATGCTCAAAGACAGTTACCTCCAAGTGACAGAGGGGTTTACAATCGTGAATACCTTAATATTGTAAACCAGCTACAAAAGAAATTTCCAGCACCACCAGAAATTCTTAAGATAAAACTAAAAGAAGCAACTGTTGACAAAAGTATATCTGAACGAATAAAGTCTTTAACGCCAGAACAAAAATCTAGGTTAAAGGAAAAGCTTATATCTAAATATAAAAAATAAAGGAGAAATTGTTATGGGACTAGGATTAGGAAAATTATTTTCAGGCGGAGCCGGAGAACTGGTAGAATCAGTTGGTGGTGTACTTGATAATCTTACGACAAGCAAAGAAGAAAAATTAGCTGCAAAGCAAAAAATGAAAGAGCTTATTGCAGACTATGAAACAAAAATGGAAGCTAACATAACTGACCGTTGGAAAGCTGATATGAACAGTGATAGTTGGTTAAGTAAAAATGTTAGACCATTGGTACTTATATTTTTAGTAGTATGTACTATGTTATTAATATTCATAGATGCAGGTGCTATAAAATTTACAGTTGAGGAAAAATGGACAGACCTTTTACAATTAGTTTTAATCACAGTAATAGGTGCATACTTTGGTGGCCGTTCATTTGAAAAAAGAAAGAAAAAATAACTTTCCTTTCTTAACTATATTCATGTCTATTTTATATTTATAATATATACGTAAATATGAAACAACAGAAATCCATAAAAGACATTATTCGTGATGAGTACAAAAGGTGTGCCCAGGACCCTGTACACTTCATGCGTAAGTATTGTCAAATTCAACATCCAACACAGGGAAAGATAAATTTTAATCTATACCCTTTTCAAGAAAAATGTCTTACACAATTCAAAGGCCATGATTACAATATAATATTGAAATCTAGGCAGTTAGGAATATCAACACTAACTGCTGGGTATAGTCTTTGGAGCATGTTATTTCAATCTGATTTTAATGTATTGGTTATAGCAACAAAACAAGAAGTTGCTAAAAATCTTGTAACAAAAGTTAGGGTAATGCACCAGTATTTACCTAGTTGGCTAAAGGGAAAAACCATAGAGGACAACAAATTAAGTTTAAGATTTGGAAATGGTTCACAAATAAAAGCAGTGTCAGCAGCAGGTGATGCAGGTCGTTCTGAAGCACTATCTCTTTTAGTAATTGATGAAGCTGCATTTATTGATAAGATTGATGAAATATGGGCATCAGCACAACAAACCCTTGCAACTGGTGGTAAGTCAATAGTATTATCAACTCCGAATGGTACCGGTAACTTTTTTCATAAAACATGGGTAACTGCTGAAGAAGGTAGAAACAAATTCAATACTATTTTATTACATTGGAACCTTCACCCTGATAGGGACCAAAACTGGAGAGATGAACAGGATAGTTTATTAGGTCCTAAATTAGCTGCACAAGAATGTGACTGTGATTTTGTAACATCTGGTCGTGGTGTCATAGATGGTTCATTACTAGAGTGGTATAAACAAACACATGCACAAGACCCGGTTGAAACAAGAGGTGCA